TATAAAGCCAAAATCTTTCAAAGTATGACAAACACCGACCGGGCGGGTTCCCGGATAAATTATAAAACTATGAAGTTATTAGAGATTCACAAAAATGGTATTAATGCGCATAATAATGAAGTTTCATTTTATGGCATAGATTTTCAAACAAAAACATTGATGTTTGATGGAATAGAAAACGTTGAATGTGTAATAGAAATTGCAAAATAGTTAGGATATAAGATTTCTGAAATACAAATGGTGTTTTGATATGTTTATAGATGAAGTAGGAGCAACCCGGCACGCAATAAGCGACAAAGAGTTGAACGAATTATACAAGCGTTTGGAAAATTTCATTGCTGATTGCACGGTTGAGGAAGCAAAAGAAAACCGGGACGCATTTGTTAAGGTGCAAACATTGATACACCAAAGAATAAGAGAAAACAAAAAATAATATTAACCCGCCGGGGGAAACCCCGGCACAAACCGAGAGCATTATGATAGTAAAGAAATTAGAATTGGTAAATTTCCAAGTAATTAAAGAGTTTAACGCAGATTTTGACGGTAACGTTTATTTCATTACCGGGGATAATGAGTTGGGAAAATCAACCGTATTAAAAGCAATTGGGGCTTTGTTGACCGGGAACCGTGACGCCGTATTGAAGAACGGAGAAAGCAAAGGTTTCGCAAAAATGATTGTCGGCGACGACGGCGAGGAATACGAGGTTGAATTGAAATTCACGAAAGCAAACCCACGTGGCACGTTATCAATTAAATCAAAGACAACCGGAATGAAAAGTGATAACGTTTCTATGTTACAAAAGATTTTCGGTTATACAGATTTTGACGCCGTGGAATTTTCCCGTTGGTCGGAAACCGCCGAGGGACGCAGAAAGCAAATTGAGGTTGTAAAGTCTTTGTTGCCGGAAGAAGTAAGAACAAGGATTGCCGAAATTGATACAACCGTTGCCGGGCTTAAAACAGAACGTACCGGAGTAAACCGAGATTTGAAAACCTACAAATCAATATCAGATGCAGCCGGGCAGGGATTGACAACGCAGGATTTGAAAACGTATGCCAAACCAAAGGACATTACGGAACTGATGAAAGAACAAGCCGAAAACGCCCAATTGATAGAAAAAGCAAAAACCGTTCGTTCGGCTTTGGAGCAAAGAAAAAAGCAGTTGGAAGAAATTCCGGAACGTTTAGCAGCGGCAAAAGCGACATACGAAAAAGCCATTGAAGAAGCTAAAAAAGCGATAGAAAGAACTGAAAAACTTTACAAAGAAGCTATTGCACAAATAGAAAGTGAAAAGGCAGATTATGAAGCACGAAAAGCAAATGCCGAAAAATGGTTGGCTAATTATGAAGAAAACAACCCGGAAAAGTTAGATACAGCCGAGCAATTGAGAAAGGCAGAGGAACACAACAAAAAGGCTGCAAAAGTTGCCGATTATCTGACAAAGAAAAAGCAGGCAGACGACAAAAAAGCAGAAGCGGAAAAGATGGATTCAGAAATTGCGGAATTATCCGCCGAGCGTGAAAAACTTATTTCGTCGGCGAAATTACCGATTTCCGGGCTTTCGTTTAGTGATGATGGGTTAGTATTAAATGACGTCCCATTTGTCGCCGGAAAGGTTTCAGATTCGCAGATAATGGAGGTTGCCGCAAAACTGATTATAGCAAGTAACCCAACCGTGAAAGTATTCCGCATTGCGAGGGGCGAAAGTTTGGGCGAAAAGAGATTGCAAGCAATTATTGATATTGCCAAGAAAAACGGGTTCCAAGGATTCATTGAAGAAGTTAAAAGAGGGCAGGACGATTTGATTATTGAGGAATACACAGAAAACGAGTAATCAACCGGGGCGTCGGTTTCCCGGCGTCCCTTAAACAAAACAATATGGAAGTTAAAGAAATGACAATTTCGGACGTTTTGAAAACACCCGAATTTTATAATAATCTGAAAGTGGTTATTTCCGATTTGGAAAACATCCGGAGAAATGCAGGAATAAGCGCAAACGCCCCATTGAAACGGCACCCGATAGACCGATTGCAGGAAAAAGGAGTTTTTGAACCGGGACAAATGACCGTTCTTTATGCGTCGGCGATGGATAAAAAATTGCAGGGGTATTCAAGCAGTGAAAGAACGTTTATTTTGAAAGTAGGCGGAGAGGCTTTTAATAAGACAATGAAACATTTGTTAAACAAGAAAAACGAAAATATGGAAACTAAAATTGTGAAAACTCATACCGGGAAAATCTATGTTGATATTAAAAACAGATTGGAATTTTTGACCGTTGGGGATTATGGAAAAGAAAATAATATAAAAGCTAATTTTTTAGGGCTTACAAAGGAAATAAACGGAGTTGCAAACACAGAGGTTGATTTGTCTAAAAAATGGGTTGCAACAATTTCAACTCAAAAAGGTTGCCCGATGAAATGTAAATTTTGCGATGTACCCAAATACGGATTTTATGGCAATGTTTCAATTAAAGAACTTTCATACCAAATTGAAACAATAATCAAAAATGAAGAAGTAAAACAGACGGAACGTTTCAACGTTCATTTTGCCCGTATGGGGGAACCAACATGGAATAAAAATGTATTAGACTTTTCGTTGATATTAAAAGATTTGGTAAAAAAATGCGGGTTAAAAGCAAAAACCGTACACCCGGTAATTTCTACAATGTTGCCAAAAGCCAATAAGAATTTAAAAGAATACATTCTAAAATGGTGCGAAATAAAGAATGAATTTTATAACGGAGAAGCAGGATTGCAATTTTCTATAAATTCAACAGACGACGAACAACGAAATGAATTATTCGACGGGAAAAGTTTGTCTTTGCATGAAATATCAGAATTGGCAAAAGAATTGCCAATGCCAAAAGGTCGTAAATATACACTAAATTTCCCCGTAACAGCGCAAACAATTCTTGATGCAAAAAAATTATCAATGCTTTTCGATAAAAGCAAATTTATTGTAAAGATTACCCCGATACATGAAACAAATTCAGCTATTGAAAACGGGTTTGAGGTTTCCGGTTATTCTGATTATGACGTATATAGAAAATTTGAAATGCCATTGTTAAACGAGGGATGGGACGTAATTGTTTTTGTTCCGTCAAAAGAAGAAGATTCAGACCGTATAACATGTGGAAATGCTTTGATTAGTTATGAAAAAAAGAGAAATAACAGCAACGGGAATGATTAATAATAACGGCGGTTTACAAATGTACATGGGGGAATTAAATCAATTCTTTGCAATGCACAAAGGTAGCCGCATAATCGCCCGTTTTATTGTAGCGTCGCCCGGTTCGTCAGAGGCTTTGAAAGGTTATTATTTCAATTACGTTGTACCAACGTTCCGGTCGGGTATATGGGAAGCCGGGGAGCGTCTGACAGAGGAACAGACGGAACACCGTTTGCGTGAGTTGTCCCCGGTTATGTATGAGCAAACGCCGGATATTAACACCGGAAAGTATGAAACCCGATTGCGGACAATTGCAGAGTTGAGCAATGCGGAATTAATAGAACATATCGAATTTTTAAAACAACTTGCAAGTGAAGAATATTATATATATATAGCAGACCCAAATGAAATTTGATTATGAAAAAAGTAACATTGAAAGACAGCAAAGGAAATGAGATAAACGACATTATGAAAGATGTTTTGACGTTCGATTGTGAAACAACCGGGTTGCCCCCAAAGGGCGCAAAATGGGACGTTGATTTTGCGGAATTTCCAAATATTGTGCAATTGGCATGGGCGGTAAACGAAAAGGAACGTTCCTACATTATTAAGCCGGAGGGATGGGAAATACCGGAAGCGTCAACAGAAGTTCACGGAATTACAGCAGAGAGAGCAAACGCCGAGGGCGTCCCATTTGCTGATATTATAGGCGAATTTTTGGAGGATTGCGAAAAAGCCCGTTTGTTGGTAGGACACAACATTTACTTTGATACGTCAATTGTAAAAGCAATGATATTGCGAATTATGGGGCGTGAGTATTACGACGAAAAAGCCGAGGACGCATTGTTTAAGGGAAAACGAATTGATACCATGATGAAAACAATTAAATTTGTCGGCGCAATGTTTGCAAATGGACGCCCCAGAAAATTCCCGAAGTTGGAAGAACTTTATAATAAATGTTTCCCCGGCGAAACATTCCCGGCGCATGATGCGTTGGAGGACGTGAAAGCCTGCAAACGTTGTATTCCGGTTTTGGTGGAAAATGGTATTATAGAACTGAAACCAAAAGAATATCCGGCGGAACAATTGAAGTTTAACCCGGAACCGGAACCCGCAAAGACCAAAAAGGTAAAAAGGGAAGTTTTAGTTCACGACCCGAAACCGATATTTGCACCGGATGCAGAGCCGGAAAACAAGGTTGCAAAATTGTTAAATGAAACAGACTTTTAAATTATGAACGAAAAAAAAATGTGCATTGATTGCGTGGATTATCCGGTATGTTGTTTGTCCGGTCGTTGTGTTGATGATGAACCGTGCGAGTATTTCCAAGAAGAAACCGACCCGGAGGAACCGGGAAACAATAAAAATTAAAAATTATGAGCGAAAAAAAACAAAATGTTATGCCGATTCCTACAAAGGAAAAGTTTTCATTATCGAAAGTAAAGTTATTGAAAGATGGCGGGTTAGACGTACATTATGAAGTAACGGAAGTTGTCGGAAATGAGAGTTACACGAACAAATACCATGTATTGAGTGCAAAAGACATACACCCGGATTTGCGTCATTTGTTTAATGATTTGCGCCCGATTATGGGACGTGTATTCAACATAACGTCATTTAAAACCATGATGGCAACGCCGGAGTTTAAAGCAACAAAGAAACAAACAGATATTGCAGCCGAATTTGCGGAAGAATGTTTGGACAATATAGAGGTTAGGGGCGTTTCTTTGTCCGGGCAAGATGATAACGTAGGCGTCGTTTTAACCGGATTGTTTACCATATCAAACAATCAGAAAACAGCAATCAATACCCCACGAATGAAATATAACGTTGAAACGTTCGGTTTTGAGGAAGAGTTGGAAAACATTGTTTGCGATATTGAAAACGAGGTTTACGAATTTCTGTTTGAGGGCAAAAAGGCGCAAATGGATTTGTTCGGGGCTGATGGGGAACCCAACCCGTTAGTTTATGTAAATGATGCAGACAACGAAAATGAAAATGATATGTTCCCGGAAAAGGCAGACCCGGCGGACGATACAGACAATATGTAATGGAGCCAATATTGTTGACCGAGCGTTGCGAATATGAATATTGCGTTGCACGTGGTTACGAACCGTTATTGGATATTCGTAATTTTCGGTTAGATATACGGTTGCGTGTTGAGTTACAACGGGAAGTGTTCGGGAATTGCGTTTTAGGACGTGGCGACATTCCCGTTGCCAACCAACGGTTTTTCCGGTGGGTTTGGGAGCATAAGCCGCACAGATGCGAAGAATGTTTAAAGCCGTTACGGAATTATTCCGCCGTTTATTGTTCGCATATATTGACCCGTGGAGCGTTTCCCGAAATGGCGCATGATGCAAGAAATATAAATATACTATGTTTTGAACATCATTCATGTTGGGAGAATGGGGATAAAACGAAAATGCGTATATATCCGGGCAACGTCCGGATTATTGAATTGCTTAAAAACGAATACAGAAGTTTGAAAATATGAGGACGAAAAAAAGAACACCCGATTACGGGGCAATTTCCCGGGCGTCAATCAAACGAGATTTTCAAAGGGCACAAAGATACCCGGAAAGGGAGAAACGCCAGCAAATCGAAAATCCGCCCGAAATAAATGCAGAAAGACGGGTTTTGTTTGTTGGCGAAAATTCAAGTTATTACAAATTGCGTTCTTTCATTGTTGGTAAATTGGTTCGATTAGTTCAAAAATCAAGCGTCGGCGGTTGGGTTTGTGAGTTCGTACACGACGACGACCGAAAAGCGATAAACCATGCCGCCGGATGGTCGGACAATAAGAAACAATATTTGTTGGATTGCATAAAATTCAAGTGACATGAAAATAAAATCAAAAACCGGATATAAAATTGCGTTATACACGTTCGTGACGTTAACGGTTGCGTCTTATATGTGGGCGTTGTATAGTATCATTGTTTGGATAATTAAAGCGTTTTTTGTATGAGTGTAAACAAGGTTATTTTGATGGGACATACCGGGAAAGCCCCGGATTTTAGGGAGTTCGACAACGGGGGTTGCGTGGCGACCTTTTCGTTGGCAACCACGAAACGAGGTTATACCACAAAGGACGGGCGGCAAATCCCGGAGCGTACCGAATGGCATAACGTCATATTGCAAAACGGGTTGGCAAAGGTCGCCAATCAGTACGTCAAAAAGGGCGACAAACTGTATATTGAGGGCGAATTGAGAACCCGGAGTTATGACGATGCGCAAGGCGTCAAACGGTATGTTACCGAGATAGTCGCAACCGATATGGAAATGTTGACCCCGAAAGCGACCGGAGCCGGGGCGCAAGTACCGCCGCCGCCCGTGCCGGATGCACCCGCCCCCGACGGAAACGACGATTTACCATTTTAAGCCGTGGACGATATGGGAGCGATAAACGGACGGGTTATTTACAGCCCAAAAGGTAAAGCCGGGGAATACGCCGAGAACGCCGCCAATTTCTTTGTCGGTTGTTCCAACGGTTGTACTTACTGTTATTTGCGCAAAGGTCGTGGCGCAAAGGTATTGGGAGGCAGTCGCCCGGAGTTGAAAAAGACGTTGCGGGAATATCCATACGCTTTGGATATTTTCAAAAACGAATTGTTGGCGCATAAGGAGGAATTGCAGAAAACGGGGTTATTCTTTTCGTTCACGACCGACCCGTTGTTGCCGGAAACGGAACGGTTGACCCGTCAAGCGGTCGGCGTATGCCAACGCCACGGCGTCCCGGTTAAGATATTGAGCAAATGCGCCGAGGGGTTGAACCGCTTCATTGATTTTGCCGAGGCGTCCGAGGGTTGGGACGTGTCCCGTATCGCTTTGGGCGCAACGTTGACAGGTTGCGACGAATTGGAGCCGAACGCCGACCCAAATATGATGCGGGTTAATGTGTTGGCACGGGCAAAACGCCACGGGTTCCGCACCTTTGCAAGCGTGGAGCCAATCCCGCCGGGAATGTACGACCGGGCAATTGGGATAATCAAATTGTCGTATCCGTTCGTTGACCTGTATAAAATCGGGTTGCAGAGCGGCGGCAAATATCCGAAACGGGAAATACGATTGATTTACGACACTATTACGGAACATTGGGAGGGACGCCCGGAACAACCCCGTATCTATTGGAAAGATAGTATTGTTAATCCGTTGGGGATTGACCGGGGAGAATTGCCGGGGTATTGTGTCCCTGTTAATTATGATTTGTTTAACAATGAAAAGTGAAATACGGGTTGAGGTTCCCGCCGATTGCCGATTGGTCGGAGTAAGGACGGACGGCGATGTTGTCGTTATCATTTACGAGCCAATCCAAAACGTCCGGCAAATTGGATTTATCCATTACCCGGAACCCGACGACGAAACCGAGGAACCCGAAAATAAAAAGTAAATATGCAGTACAGCAATAAGGATTACAACCCGGAAAAACACGACCGTTGGCGTGCGTTGACCGTAAAACAGCCATACGCAAATGATTTGGTAACGGAGGCGTACAAGGACGAAAACGGTATTGTTTACGGGAAAAAGACAATTGAAGTTCGGAGCAAAAACACGTCATACCGTGGCGACGTGCTGATATGTTCCGCAGCGTCCCCGGTTTATCCGGGAATGGAAAGCGGCGTTACTTTGGGATTGGTTGAGTTGTACGACGTAAAGCCGATAAAAGAGTTTACGCCGGAGGATTGGGAAAACACCCGGATTCCAAAGGAAAAGAGGGCAAAAATAACAAAGGGTTTCGGATGGATGATGCGCAACCCAAGACGTGTTGTTGAAATGCCAATTAAGGGGCAATTGGGTATCTATAATCTCGTATATACCAAGGGCGAAATAATACAATACCCCCGGAAAATGGTAATTGACAAAAAGAGTTGGGAACAGATAAAAAAACAGATAGAGAAATGAAAACAATCGGATTCCATATTGGACGTATCGGGTTTTATTTGTATCTGCAAAGTTTGTGGAAGTATAAGCAATTTTATTTGACGCCCGGAGTTATGGTTGAGGGCGTAAAAGGACATGACGTTTATTTAGATATTGAAATTAAATTGCTTTGTTTTTCCGTTGGTTTCCGGCTGATATGGATAAAAACCAAAAGAAATTATTAACTTTGTAATGTAAAATACTAAAAACGTGAGCGATGAAAGAGATAACAAAAATATTGCCATTAAATGAGGCGGCAAAGTTTCAAAAATCCGCAGGCAAATATGATTGCACAATTACGGAATTGGCGGTAATGGGAGCAGGGAAAGCAAGAATTTCAATTTCCGGAACAGATGAAAATTTGGATTTGTTGGTTAGTTCGATAGAAAATGAGAATAAAGAAACCACAACCGTTTGAACCCGGACGTGAATACAACCCCGGCGAACTTGCAGTTTACCGGGGTATGGTAATAATTGCGGAAAGATGGGTTAAACCGTCTGATAAACTGATTGAAAATGTTGGCAAATATGTATGTTTGAGTAGATGCGCGTGTTGCGTTATCCATAAAGACGATTGCCCGGCGGTTGGGCTTAAATGCCACAGAACAAGCCGTAGCGATAACAAAGTAATATATTTCAGAAAATTATATAACATAACAGAAAAAAGCGATGGAAAAGAAAAGATTTATTCCGTTTGATGCGGAAACGTTTTTGATGATTGAAGATGTAACGGGAACAGAACCGGAAGTTACAGAGAAAGAAAATTACTTTGAACTTAAAATGTACGCCCCGGACAAAGAGGAAAGAATAATTGAAGCCGCAATATATGCAGTTCAAGGCAGATACGGGAAAAGAATAAAAGACGCAAGGACGATTAAAGAACAAAACCTTTTGCGTGGTGCAATATTCTTTGTTGAATACGAAAAAGGGGCGGGAAATTTGCCAAATGAGTTGCGCACAAATTTAGGTATGCCGGACGAAACCGCCGGGGATATTTATTGCCGCCGATTGTTAGAAGTTCGTGCATTACCCGTAAAGCGTGATAATTGGGAAAAATTGCAGATTTTTACCGGAGGCGGAACAATGCAGATTCCGAGAACGCCCGGCGGTTTGGCGGTTTATTCATTCCCGACCGAAAACGGCGTAATGTTGGACGTACCGGAGGGAAATTTTATTGTATTGGCACCGGACGGAAAATTTGGCAAAATGGATATGCAAACGTTTATGGCTAATTTTGAAGAAAAAGACGCCAATACCGCCGGATTGAACTTTGACGAAAAGCGATTGTTTGAAAAGATGAATAAACTTTTCGGCAGGAACATAGAAAAGAGATTGGGAAAATTAGCCGAGGAATACAACGAATTGTTTGAAGCGTTTGAAAGATATTTAAGCAGGGAAAAAACGCAAAGAGAAATAAACGAAATTAATCCCGGAACGCATGATATTATCGACGAATTGGCGGATGTAAACGTTGTTTTATTCCATATTGCGGCATTATTAGGGTATAGCCAAAAGGAATTGCAGGAAATGGCATATACTAAAATTGCAGGACGTGAGAAAAACCCGGAATTTATGCGCAAACACCCACACAACAAACCGGAAAGCCCGGTTTGCGGTAATATGCAGCAGGAAACCGCCGAACAATACAAACATTTTGAGAACCGTTTTAACAAAAGACTATGACAAACGAAGAAAAAGAAGAATTAAGAAAAAAAGCGTTGTTCCTTACAAATACGGCGTATCTTTTGGCGGACATGGCACATACATGCGTTTTTTACGCTGATGATAAATTAAACCATTTAGGCAAATGCTTTGAAAAGGGCGAAAAAATGAGATTCAAAAAAGCCGCAAAGTTGACAAAAGAAGCATTTAAAGCCGTCAAGGAAATAACGGAACCATTGTATAATATTACCAACGTAGATGATGCGTGTATTGATAGCGATTATCTTTTGGAAGTTATTCAGTTGGTAATAAACAGAACCGACGAAACCGAGGAAAGCAAAACGGCGATGTTGGAATACATAAAGAAGTTACCACAAATTGAACATGTAGAAGTTTAAGCGTATGAAAAAAGATTTTAAACAAGAACTAACCGAACTTATTAATAAGCACGGTTTAGAAAAGGAAATGAGAGATACCCCGGATTATATTTTGGCAGAAATTTGTATTGATGCAATGGCGGTATTTACGGAAGCAATCGCCCGCCGTGACGAATGGCACGGATTCAGAAAGGCAGACGAAAAGAGTTCGCAGGATGCAAAACACAATTACCCGGATGATTGCAATATTTGCAAAGACCGTTTTAAATGTGCTGACTTTATGAGAACGCAACCAATTGCAAATCTGATTCAGCGTTTCAAGACGACAACGGACAAAGAAGAAAAAACAGCAATCGCCGGATTGCTAAAACAGATAAACGCCGATGCGTCGGGAAAGCCTCAAAATGATATACCGGAAGAAGTAAAAGAAGTTGCCGGAAAGTTGGCAAAGGCTTTTGGCGCACGTGTTGAGATACACCGTATTGAGATACCGGAAAAGAAACGTAAGTTTAGAAAGAAACCAAGAAAGGAGCAAGGCAATGAAACCCGTTGAATTTCCCGGCGTGAATGTAGTATTTGCAAAAGACCAACCGGAATACATGCCGTTACCTGCAATGAAAATCCCCAATGACCCGCAGGGGCTTATAATTACCAAATGGCAGTTATCCCCGGAAGAATTGGAGAGAATAAAAGAAACCGGAACAATACATTTGTCGGTTGCGACGTTTAACCAACCATTGCAACCCGTATTGTTAACCGTAGATTTACCAACAGAAAAATAATAAAGTTATGGATAAAGAAACATACGTAAAAAGAATGGCAGAATTAGCCGAGATAAAACAAAAGGCTTTGGAGTACAACAGAAAGGAAAGAGAAAAAGCCGCAGAAAGTTACATAACAGAAAATTGTCCGTTTAAAAAAGGCGATAGAATAAAATACAACGGAAAGCCCGGAAAGATAGAAGTTATCGAGGCAAAACACAACGGCAATTTTTCGTATGAAGTTAGGTTTGACAAAAAGGACGGTACGCCGTCAGTTAGGGTAACAAGTGTTTACCCATTGTTGAAAATCGACAAAATGGAAAAAGAATAAAAAACGCCCCGGAATTATAACCGGGGCTTTGCCGTTTAGGTACAGAAACGAAAGAAAGCCAAAATTATCCCCGTAGGGCGACGAAAATACAAAAGACAATAAAAGTATCAAGTAACAAACGAAACCCGCTTAAAACGAAAATTCCCCGAAAATAACAAGCAAAGGGAAAGCGACGTTTGAGAGGAAAGCAAAGTAAATGGCTTTGCTGTTATAAAAAGGTTTGAAAAATGGAAGCGAGTAAAAGACAAAGGGGCGGACGCCCGAAAATGTGCAAACGAACAAAAGACCAAAGGGAGTTTGATTTGGCTTTTTGTTCAAATCTGTTTTTACGTGGTTACACGTATAGGGAGATTTCGGAAAGACTGAATGAGGAAAACGCCCGGCGTGGCGTCGGTTATACCATAACAAAACAAATGGTATATTGGGATATGCAACAATTGCTAATTGAGTGGAAACGTGAACGTATGGAAAATATAGACGATTACGTTACGCAGGAATTGCGAAAGTTGGATAAAATGGAGGTTGAATTGTGGGAGGCGTGGGAACGTTCAAAGACCGGGAAATTGCGAGAGAAAAACAGACAGAACGCAAAGCCCCGTAAAGTGTTGGAGGATGGCGACAACCCGGAATATTACGGGTATGAGGAAACCACAACGGAAACGTCCGCCGGAAACCCCCGGTTTTTGGATTTGCTTTTGAATGTGCAGCAACGCCGGGCAAAGATGTTGGGATTTGATGCGCCAATAAAAGTTGATATACCGGGATTGAAAGAAAATACAAATAGCGATGCGCCGAAATATGATGTTGCCGCAATACCGGAGGATTTGTTGTTTGCGGTCGCCGATAAATTGCAAACAGCAGAATATAAAAAACAATTAGCAGAAAAAGGAGTAATTGACGATGGTACGAACAACAAAGAATAATATCAAGAAAAAAGATGAACCGAAACCCGTACACACGTGCGGGAATTGTGGTTGGGGTAAATATTATTACGACCATTCAAATTTGGATATGGACGGGAACCCAATTTGTTTAAAATGCCCGTTTGTCGAAAATCGCAGTATAATACGTTCGGAAAAAGCGTGCGACAAATGGAAAATGAAACAATAAATTGGTTGTTTTTTAAGATTTCCGGTTTTTAAGTCAGAAAAAATACGGGGGTAAGACAAAAATATATGGTTTATTTTTAAGAATTAAACAAAATGGATAAAGAACAATTGCTTAAAATGTATGCAGCATTGAAAAACAACCCCGGCGAGATAGTAAAAGCGGCGGCACGCCATAGGCTGATAAACTTTGCCCGGTATATGCAACCGGATTTGGTATTGGAACCGTTTCATGTTGTATATTATACCCTGTTGGATATGTTTGCGCATGGCAAAATACGAAAGATGATTGTACAACAGCCGCCGCAACATGGCAAATCGGAGGGGTCAAGCCGCAAATTACCCGCATTTATGTTGGGGTTAGACCCCGACCGCAAAATATGTATCGGTTCGTATGCGGCGACAATCGCACGGGATTTTAACCGGGACGTTCAACGAATAATCGACACGCCCCGGTATCGTGAATTATTCCCCGGCACGTACTTAAATGGGTCGAACGTCGTAACAATGGCGAATACCTATTTGCGCAATTCCGATGTTATCGAAATGGTCGGGCGTAAGGGGTCGTTGCGTGTCGTCGGTCGTGGCGGTTCGCTGACGTCTAAAACCGTGGACGTTTCGATATTGGACGACGTGTATAAAGATTACGCCGAGGGTAACAGCCCGATAGTACGGGCGGCGGCGTGGAAATGGTACACGACCGTTGTACGCACCCGTTTACACAACGATAGTCAAGAATTGATTGTATTTACCCGTTGGCACGACGACGATTTGATAGGGCGCATTGAAAAGAGCGGCGAAACGATTATTGATGTTAAGTGTTGGGCGGATTTGGAGGACGTAACGCCGGGGGCGTGGGTGCGCATAAATTTTGAGGGATTGAAAACCGGGGAACCGACCGAGATAGACCCACGGGAACCGGGGGCGGCATTATGGGAAAGCCGACACAGTAAGCAAAAGTTGGAAGCGCAAAAGGCATTAGACCCGGTGCAATTTCAATGCCTGTATCAAGGCAACCCCGGTTCCGCCGAGGGTCGATTGTACCAACCTTTCAAAACGTGGGTCGAAAAATCCGATTACGGCACGTACATTCGTTCCGGCGCATACATTGACGTTGCCGACGAGGGCGACGACCTGTTGTTTGCCGCAACGTATGACGTGTATAAGTCCGACAATATGTTTTTCAACGAGAAAACAAAGCGCATGGAGCCGATATTGTTTGCCCTTATTACAGATATGGAAATGACGGACGAAAACACGGACGTTACAACCGTAACCGTCCCGGCGATGATTAACCGGAACGGGACGCAAAAAGCGTGGGTTGAGAGCAACAACGGCGGTGCGGGTTATGAAAAGGTTATTAAAAAGAAAGTCCGGGCGATTACAGACCCATTTTATCAAGGGGGAAACAAGGAAAGCCGGATAATAACAGCGTCCGCAATGGTTAATCAACATATAATTATGCCGTTCGGTTGGGAAACCCGGTACAAAGCCGTTTACGACCATGTAACCGGATTTTTGCGCAATTTCGGAGCCAACACGCACGACGACCCGGAGGACGGATTGACCGGGATATATGAAAAAGAGATTGCGGACGGCAATATACAGCCATACGCACACGCAAACCGAGGCGTAAGACGACGCAATTAGCAATATTTTTGAGATATGCAAGATTATCCGGAGAAAAGTTTATAACTTTGTAACCGAAACGAGAGGGCAAAGGGACAGCCCCGGAGAAAGTAATAATATTTTTAACGTTAAAAACAAAGAAGTATGATTTGTAAATGTCCGGCGGGGGCGGCGTTGCCCGATGTACCCGCAATTACGTGTTCGGAAAGTTTCGGACAGGTTCAGAAAGTGGCTTTTCAACGTCTTATGAAAGACGACGGAAGCAAAAACAGTTTTACGAGTGCAAAAGCGATTACGGCGTTAGCGTCGTGGACGCCCCTGTTATCGGCGGCGGATAGCACGAAAGTAGTTGTTTCGCCGTATATCCAAGCCCCGACCGCCGAGGCGGGAGCCGCCCGCACCTTTGGAGGCGGTAACGAAACGTTGGGAGGCGTCGAAGAAATTATTGGACGTGAACCAACCCCGTTTACCGGAGTTATCCGCAAAGCCCCGCAGGAGGTTATCAAGGCATTAAAGGAAATGCAATGCGAAAGTTGGGGCGACAATTTGGGTATCTTCATTTTCGACGAAAACGGCGCAATCGGCGCAATCAAGGGGGATGCAGACGGTACATATTACCCTATACCGATACGTTCGTTGTTTATCGGCGATAAGACGTTGGGCGGATTGGAAGCCCCGGACAGCAACGCAATACAATGGTCGTTTTTGCCGAATTGGTCGGACGATTTGGCGATTGTTGTCCCGGCGTTTAACCCGCTTACGGATTTAAAACCCGCACAAGGGTAATGACGGCGAAAGTTACAAAGGTCGTGTTGGAGTGTCCGACCCTTAACACGACCGAAGAATTTGAGATTAACCACGCCGAACGCCTGTTGCGGATGCCTAACAATGGCGGTTGGCAGTTGCCCGAAAAAACACCTTTTGAATTTAGCAAAGAAAATGGGATTAGATATAAAACGCATAAGAAAGGAAATAACGGAACCGAGGAAAAAGGCGACGATAAATAAAGCGGTCATACACCAAAACCGCATTAAATTTCACGCCCAAACCAACGTAACGCCCTTAATGTGTTTACCCACGACCTATTTTTTGGCATGGGTTCAAAATCTTATCCCGCACGATAAATTCAAAATCTTCAAAACATTGTTCCGTTACCCCGTTCGTACCAACGAGGTAACGGGCATTTGTTTTGATAAGTTAAGCCGTATTTTCGACGGTCGTAACCCGGCGTTCAACTATCAATTCCAAAACACGGAACAACGGGACGATTGGGAGTATTACCGCCAAGATGTATTAAAGGAGCCGGAAATTTGGAGTACGAAAGGTTGGGAGTTTTTCAAGACGGAAATAAACAGCGTCTTAATAGTTGATTTGCCCGCCGAGCAAAACCCAGCCGACCGATACCCGACCCCGTATTTTTATTGGCTACCTATCGAAAGCGTCATAACCTTTGAGGCAAACCGGACAACCGGGGTTATGGATTGGATAATTTTCCGCCAACCCGATAAACGTATTGCAGTTATTGACGATGAACGATACAGAGTATTTGCAGAGGACGACGGCGGCAACATAGGCAAATTATTGGTTGATAACCCACACGATTTGCGCTATTGCCCCGCCCGTTTCTTTTGGAACGAGCCAATGAATTTGCGAGAACCGGACGTTAAACAATCCCCGCTAACAAAAGAATTGGAGGCGTTGGATTGGTTTTTGTTTTTCCATATATCGAAGCGGCATTTGGATATGTACGGGGCGTACCCGATATATTCCGGTTACGAACAATCGTGCGATTTTACAAACGCCGAAAACGGCGATTATTGCGACGGTGGATTTTTGAAAGACAAACAAGGGTATTACAGGTTAGACCAAGCCGGGTTATTGATGCGTTGCCCCAAGTGCGGCGACAAACGGATTACAGGGGCGGGTTCCTTTGTTGAAATACCGATACCGGACGGGGACAAACAACCCGATTTGCGGAACCCGGTGCAAATGTTGACCGTTGACCGTTCAAGTTTGGATTACAACGTTGAGGAAGAAAAGAGATTGCGGGAAAACATTATTACCGCCGTCGTCGGACAAAACGAGGAAGTAACCCAACGGGAGGCATTCAACGAACAACAGGTTAAAGCCGCATTTGAGAGCCAAAGCACGGTATTAAACCGAGTGAAAAAAGGCTTTGAAGCCGCCCAACAGTTCGTCGATGAAACGGTTTGCCGATTGCGATACGGCAATATGTTCGTATCTGCAAAAGTCAATTACGGCACGGAGTTCTATTTGTACGACGCAAGCGAGTTGCGGAACCGTTACAAGTCGGCAAAGGAAAGCGGCGCAAGTGAGGCAGAATTGGACGCCCTACAAAATCAGATTATCGAAACGGAGTACCGGAACAACCCAACCCAATTGCAACGTATGTTGATATTGGCAGAGTTGGAGCCGTACCGCCATTTGACCCGGAACGAGGTATTGGATTTGTACGGGCGTAACTTAATCCCGGAGAATGAATTGCGTATAAAGTTGAATTTCGCTAACTTTGTCCGCAGGTTTGAACGGGAGAATACAAACATTTTGGAATTTGGAACGCAAATACCATTCGACCAAAAGATTTCAGTAATAACAAGTAAATTTAATGATTACGCAAATGAACACAATGTTAAGTAGTGAGGTTTGGCAGGATATACAAGGTTATTCCGGCATATACCAAGTTAGTACATTAGGGCGTATCCGTAGTTTGAAAAAAGGGAAAATCAAATTACTAAAGCCTTATATCAACAATATGGGTTATGCTGTTTTATCTTTATATGCTAACCACAAACAAAAAACATATCATGTTCATAAATTAGTTGCTGATACATTTTTACTTAAAGTTGACGGCAAAAATTATATAGACCATATCAACGGTATTAAAACGGATAATAGAATTGATAATTTACGTTGGTGTACTCCAAAGGAGAACGCTAATTTTGAATTATCAATTATTAACCGAAAACGTGCAATGCGTAAAGCGTGTGGAGTTTCTGTTAATCAATATGATTTAAGCGGTAATTATATTGCTACTTATGCGACATTAACAGATGCTCAAACTATTACAGGAATTGCATATCAAAATATACGTGCATGTTGTATTGGTAGGTATAAAACAGCCGGAAATTATATTTGGAAATTCAATAAATAAGTTAAAATTATGAGAGTAAAAGTAAACGATGGTAAAACAAAGGACGTCGCAATTACCGACGTCACCCCCGAAAATTACATTGTACCGAGCAACGAACAACATTTGTATCATTGCGTTATTGAGGTACGCAAGTTTGACCGCGAAACGGGCAAACGCTTATCTGTTCCCCGTATCCAAAAGTTCGGCAAAAAGTCGTTTGAAAACGGCATTTTGGACGCACTGAAAAAACAGGGTTACACGATTACCGTATTGCACGACCCCAACGAGTACGTCAAGGCGCAAGCCGAGGAAAAAGCGGCACGAACCGCCGCACAGCAGAAAGCCGCCGAGGAAAAAGCCGCCGCCGATGCAAAGGCAAAGGCAGAAGCCGAGGCGAAAGCCAAAGCCGAGGAAAAAGCGGCGTTAAAGGCTGAAATTTTGGCGGAATTGAAAGCGGCGGGAGTTATCCCGGCGGAACCCGCCAAAGAAACCAAAGCCGATGCAAAGGCAAAGGCAGAAGCCGAGGACAAACCCGGAGCGAAAAAGTAACAGAGTATTAAACTATTAAAAATACGATTATGGCACAGATTGCACAGCAGGACAATTTGGTTATTGAAGTAACAACAACCGCCGCCGCATTGGATGGCGCAACAAAGAAAAAGTTGATTGAATGTATTGAGGGCGGAACAATTACCGACGTAATTTTGGTAACAAAAGAGGTTGAAAAGAAAATCAGCCATGCACGTGTTGTTAGTTGGTTGGTTGACACAACCGGGGCTTCGCCAAAATACACAATTGATATTATTAACGCAAACAGCGGAGCAGTAGCAGCAATCGCACTTAATTAATTCAAAGGGTAAGAATATTATGTTAACGAGAGAAATTTTAATTGCAAATGCGGCTTTGTCCGGTTTGACGGACGAACAAATTGCGGCAATTACAACATTGTCCGCCAACGACGAAAATAGCGTTATCGCCAAAAAGACGGGCGAAATTTACGGCGGATTGGATGCCGATATTTTGGCGGCGTCCGGTATCGCAAAGAACGGAACCGAAAAGACGTTTGATTACGCAAAACGTGTGGTCGCCGAGTTCAAAACCAAAGCGGAAAGCGCAAGCGCATTGCAAACCCAAATCGACAGTCTGACGAAAGAAAAGGCACGTTTGGAAAAGGCAATTGCCGACGGTGCGACCGATGCGGAAACGGCAAAGGCGTTGAAACAGGCGAAAGCCGATTTAACGGCGGTAACAACGCAGTTTAACGACCTCAAAAGCAAGTACGATGAAGCCGAAAAGAATTTCCAAACGGAGTTGTTCGGCGTTCGTATCGAGGGTGCATTGCAGACCGCAACCGCCGGGTTGAAATTCAAACCGGGATTGCCCGAAAGCGCAACAAAGGTTTTGTTAGCGCAAGCAATCGACAGAATTAAGGGTATGAATCCCGAATATATCGACGACGGCAAAGGCGGCAAAATCATTGCTTTTAAGGACGAAAGCGGCGCAATTATGCGTAACCCGAACAATCAGTTGAACCCGTACACCCCCGGCGACCTGTTGGCAAAGGAATTGGAAACAATGGGTATTTTGGATAAGGGACGCCAAGCCGGAGGCGGCGGAACGGTTCCCCCGGCGGGCGGTTCCGGCGGTGGTGGCGGAACAACCATTGACGTAACGGGCGCAAAAACCCGTGTCGAGGCTTACGAAGCAATCGCCGCAAATCTTATGGCGCAGGGCTTAACGGCGGGTTCCGAAAAGTTCGACGCCGCAATGAAACAGGCATGGCAGGACAACAATATTGCCGCATTGCCGGAAAAGTAAACAATCACGGGTAAAGGGTAAACCCGCATTTAATAACAATTAAATTTTTAACATTATGTCATTAGTAGCAACAAGATTGCAGAATTGGCGGATTGAAAACCCGGAATTAGACCGTAATATGACCCGCCCGTGTGAGTATGGCGCATTGGATTTTTTCATTGAGCAAACCAACGCCCCGTCCTCAATCATTAATCCCAATTTGCGTGACCGTGCGTTTGCGTCCATTGGTAACACGGTACAAGTACCCGTTATCAATTACGACGGCGATGTACAGGTTAGCAATGTCCGTTCGTGCGTTATCGCTGACGATGAAAATACGTCCGCATTGGTAACGGTTGTTTGGGCGACTTATGCCATTGGCTTTACAATGGTTCCCGCCGCCTACATGAACAACGAAATTTCCTACGAACACGACTTTTTGCGCAAAATGGAAAAGACGTGCCGGGCTTTGGCGGACAAATTGGACGTCGGAGCCGTTGCCGCATTGGAGGCAAACAAAACACAGGTGTTCAAAACGTTGCTTAACTACACGCAGGCGGGCAACGTGGTACAGGTTCCAACCCAAATGGCGACCGAGATTTTGGGCGATATTAACCCGATTATGCGGGCTAACTGTTACCCGGAATATATCCACCTTATCGCCAACGCTGGGGTTGATAGCCTTATTCGTAAACTTGCGCAACATGGCGTTTACAACGACGTAAACAAGCGCATGGAGTACGACAACAAGGTTTTACACTACACGAACAACGTAACCGACGAAGCGGGCAAAATGGGAACCATGTTTGCCGTTGCTGACGGTAATGTTGGTATCCTTACTCGTGTTGACCGTGAGGCATTGCGCCGCACCCGTGCGAATTTCCACGAATGGGACGTTGTACGTTTGCCGTACATTGATTTGCCCGTTGGTTCGCACTATTACACCGCCGTTGGCGACCAGTCCGCAATCATGGGCGACGCAACCGCCGATTTGACGTGCGCCGTTAAGGAGTATTTCGGATTTTCCGTTGACGTGGCGTATATGGTTGCTTACAACAGCAACCCGGATACTGTGGCAAACCCGATTATCAAAGCCGAGATTGCCGCCCGCAATCCAAACGAACCGTTGGGTATGCCTGTATATGTAACCAACGCCGGGGAATTTCCCGCCGGAGGTGGCGCATAACGCCGGAGCATAACGAATTGTTAAACCGAGGGGACGGGGTGGTTATCCCCGCCCCCTTATTTATTTCAAACGCAGATGTATCGATTAAAAGAAATACAGGACGCATTATTGCACGTCGTCGGGTGGGAACAATCATACGACCCGGCAAAGGCGATAGACGACAATTTAACGCAGACGGAAAGCGGTTTGACGTTTCAAGGTGCGCACCCCCTTGTTACTTTGGATAATGTCCGGACAATCGTCCCGGATGATTTCGTTTTTCAATATCCGGTTTGGAATATGATAACGGAATACAAAGCCGGGGCAAAGGTTCGCCACAACAACAAAGTTTGGATTGCCGCACGGGACAACCAAAACGAGGAACCGACCGAAAGCGATTTTAACGACGATTACAACAACGATTACGGCAACCCATATTGGCAACCGTACAATTTCATTTCCGATTATTTGGAGCGGTTGACCCGTAACGGTATTGCGCAAATGGTACAAACATTCACGCAAATAAAGGGATTGGATAAGGAAACAAAGAACCTGTTGGAACGGCGCACGTTCTTTGACGGTGCGGGACGTATCCGGGCGACGTTGCCGAATAATCATAAATTAGTCGGGTTTGAAATTGTCCCGGTTCGTTCTATGGGCGTAACAATGAAAATCGAACAAATCGGGTTGCAAATGACGGGCGCAACCGGGGTTGTTCGTATGTATCTTTTCCATTCGTCCCAAATTGACCCGATAAAGACGTTTGATTTGAATTTTACGCAGACAAACGGCGGTTTTCAATGGTTCCCGTTGAAAGATTGTTATTTGCCGTATATCAGTACCGGAAACAACGCCGGGGGGTCGTGGTTCCTTTGTTACAACCAAAACGATTTGCCCGCCGGGATGCAGGCAATTAACATGACAAAGGATTGGAGCCGGGAGCCGTGCGGGACGTGTACGGGTTACGTTGATTTGGAGCGTTGGCGGGAAATAACCAAGTATTTACAGGTATCCCCGTTTATGATGAACGCCCCGGAAACATTCGACGAATACCCGGAGTTGTGGGATATTGCGTTGACGATGTACACCAATACGCAGAATTACGGGTTGAATTGCGAAATAACCGTTGGTTGCGACCTAACGGATTTTATCATTAAGGAAAGGCAGATTTTCCAAACGGTTATCCAACGACAGGTCGCCGCAATCATGTTGCGCACGTTGGCAATGAACCCCGATGTTAAGGTGAACCGGAACCAAGTAAACGCAAGCCGGATGGAAATTCTTTACGAATTGGACGGCAACGTTGAGGGTCGCCCCGGCGGTTTGGGTTATGACCTTAAAAAAGCATACGAGGCGTTGCGGTTGGATACGCAGGGTATCGACCGTATTTGCCTTACTTGTAATAACCACGGCGTAAAATACCGGACAACGTAAGATTATGGCGGGGTTAAAGTCAATACAGGATTTACGCAACCGGGTTGCCACGTTCAACAACGGGTTATCGTCCGGCGCATACATTCAACAAATCATTTGGGACAATGACGCCTATATTGTTGATATGAACGCCGAGGAACAATTGTTTGAACAGGGTATTAACCGTTTGGGCGTGGATATTATGGATTACGCCCCGTATTCGCCGTTGACGATAGCCATAAAGGAGGAAAAGGGACAACCGACAAACCGGGTAACGTTACGGGATACCGGGAATTTTGAAGCGTCGTTTTTTTTGGAAGTCGGCGACAAACAGTTTGAAATAAAAGCGTCGGATTTCAAAACGGAGGACTTAATAAAAAAGTACGGGCGGCAAATATTGGGATTGACGGACGAAAATATTGCGGCGTTGATTTGGCAATATATATTCCCGGACTTAATGAAGAAAGCAAAAAACGTATTATATGGCAACGAATAAGAGAACAGCCCCTATTATCCCCAACCCGGTTTTAATCGACCGGGTTTTGGGGAACATACAAACCGGGTTAATGGATAACGTCGATTGGTTGGACGTCGCATTTGGGCGGGCGCAACGTATCGCCAAAGTGATACAGGGCAAACGCTATTATACCCCGAACGTATATGCGGGCGGGACGGAATGGAGAGGCAACAATGATTATATCGACGTTTCCCCGGATGCCAATATTGGCAATTTTTCGTTCTTTTGGATAGACGACCCGCAAACGGTCGGTTGGGTTCCCAAAGAGCAAAGCGAGATTAAAGCCCCGTTTTCCCTTATTGTTTGGTTCGATTTGCGCAAGGTTTACCCCGGTCAACTTAACAACCGGAATACCGAGGCATTGAAGAACGAAATATTGACCGTCCTAAATGGCGGTTTTTGGCTGAAAGACGGGACGATTGTAATAAACCGGATTTATGAGTTGGCGGAAAACGTGTACCGTGGGTTTACGTTGGACGAAATAGATAATCAATTTTTAATGCACCCGTTCGGCGGTTTTCGCTTTGAGGGTGTATTGTCAGTTAATCAACCTTGTAACATTTAACGATATGGTAACTTTCATTATTTGGGTTTTGGTCGTGGCAACCGTGGCGGCGTTCCTGTTGACCCTGTTAAAAAAGTGGGACGTTATTGAGTACGTCCAAGTTCACGGCAACGACTTTTTTGTTAAGATGTTCAATTGCGGCTTTTGCTTATCATGGTGGGCGGGGGTCGTTTTGTCCGTCCTGTTTGCTATATGCACCGGGAACCCGGCATTGTTATTGGTTCCGTTTTGTTCAACAGTCATAACCCGCATACTCTTATGAAAACGACAAAGATAGGGAAACGGGCGGTTGTGTTGTACGACAGTATCGACGAATTGCCGATTTTGCGATTTCACGCATATAACAAAATGTTGCTTATCGACGCCGGGGTTGGGTCGGATTTGAACGATTGGGATGCGCATATTGAAAAGGCAATCCGGTTTATCCGAAAGGAAAAGCCGGATTTGGCGGAAAAGGAATTGGATAATTTGCGGCAAAACGTTTATTTCGTCCAATCCGCCATATCGCCAAAGTATTTGGCGTTTGCCTGTTTGGTTAAGTCCGTGGACGGAACCGAATACAACGATATGACGGCGGACGGTTTGCAAAAGGTATTGGATTTATTCGCCGATGCGCCGAACGCCGAGTTGACCGCCCAATTGGAAGCGGTCAAAAAAAAAATAGATGAAGAATTGCAATTGTATTTTCCTAAACTATTCGACGACGCCACGATTAAAGAGTATTACGACCAATTGAAGCAACGCACGATGTTAATGTTGGATGCGATAATAAAGGGGGACGAAAGCGACAAACGGGCGGAAATAGACCATATTACGACGTTGTTGTTGACTTATACAAAACCCAAATCGTTTAGCGGGTCGGATAGCGTGGAAATACAATACGACAAGCAGTTTGAAAGTATGTGTTTGATGTTGTCCCAACATTTGCACGTAAACCCAAAATCGTTTACCGTTTTGGAATATTACAACGCATTTGAATACATTAAGGAGCAAGCGAAAAAAGCAAGCAAGCGGGAAAAGCCAAAATAAGGCGATTTAAGGCGTTTTATTTTTCAGACGATAAATTATACATTTGAGAAAAGAAAATTGATTGTAGGGCAAATTGCCCGCAAATAACAAAATAAATAGTCGGATATATGGCAGATAACAACAACCCAATTAAATATTCGGATTTGGTAAGCCCCGATAATTCGATTACGGATTTGATAAAGCAATTGGATGAACTTTCGGACACATATACAAATGCGCTGAAAAATATCAAAGCCGAAGCAATACAATTGGCGGAGATTCTGAAAAAGGTTTCCGGCGCAACGGAGGACGGGCGAAAGACAACCAAAAAAGCCGCAGACGATGCGGAACGTTTGGCACGTGCGCAACGTGATTTGGCGTTTACAGAAAGCGAGAACGCCAAAAAGTTAGCCGAGTTAAAATTGGCACAGCAGGAAGCGAACCAAATTAATAAACTGATTGTGAAAATAAATCAATCCGCCGAGGGTAGTTATAACCGTTTATCGGCGCAATATTCATTGAATAAGATTTATTTAAACAACATGACTAAAGCCGAACGGGAAAACACCGAGGAGGGGCGAAAATTGGTTGCACAAACCAAAGAAATATACGAAGAAATGAAACGTTTGCAGGAAGCAACCGGGAAATTTCAATTGAACGTCGGAAATTATACGGAGGCGTCCGACGCAATTATTGCGTATGGCGACAAATTAAAAGAAACGTTAGGTTTAAATAGCGCATTTGGCGAAAGTCTTTTGGCGTTAGGACGTGGCGGGGCTGAAAGTAAAGCCGTTTTTACAGCTATTGGCGACGGGGCAAAAGCATTGGGAAAAACTTTGTTGGGATTACTTTCAAACCCGGTTTTTTTGGCGATTGCCGGAATTGCGGCGGCGGGTGCGGCGTTTAAATGGTGGTACGATTATAACGCCGGGTTAGTTGAGGCAACGAGATTGACGCAACAATTTACCGGGAAAAGTGGCGATGATTTGAAAGCGTTTAGAAATGAGGTGCAAGCCGTCGCCGATTCATTCAACGCAGATTTCCGGGAAACATTGATTGCAACAAACGCATTATCAAAACAATTTGGTATTTCTGCAAATGAGGCATTGCAGTTGGTTAAGGATGGTTTTTTGTCCGGAGCCGATGCGAACGGGGAATTTTTAGACACGTTGAAAGAATACCCGGCATATTTCAAAGAGGCTGGAATATCAGCAGACCAATTTGTTGCGATTGTAGCCCAAACAAACAAAATGGGTATCTTTTCGGACAAAGGCGTTGACGCAATTAAAGAGGCAAATTTGCGTTTGCGTGAAATGACGAAGGCGACGGCGGAGGCTTTGGACGGTATCGGTATTTCGTCGGAACAAGTTCAAAAAGATTTGCAGACCGGAACCAAAACAACGTTCGATGTTATACAAGACGTTTCCGCAAAATTGGCAGAATTGCCGGATAATGCGGCAACGGTCGGGGCTGCAATTGCAGATATATTCGGGGGACCCGGAGAGGACGCCGGATTGCAGTATTTGCGCACGTTGAAAGATATTTCAACAAACATGGATGAAGTAAAAGGGAAAGCCGGAGTTTTGGCGCAATTGCAGGAGGAACAATTGAAAAGCCAAATTGAGTTGCAAAACGCATTATCCGGGTTGTTTGACGCAACCGGAGGAAATTTTAAAACGTTGACAACGCAGGCAAAAGTTTTTGTTAACCAAGGATTGACGGCGATAATAAAAGGGGTTATTGATGTTGTCAATTACTTGATTGAGTTATACAATGAAAGTGTTTTGATACGTGCAATTTGGAATGGGATTGTTGCCGGATTCAAAACAACATTTGATACGTTGGGAAATTTGTTTGGATTCTTTATTGATATAGTCAAAGCAACCGGAACCGCATTAAAGGGGGCGTTTACGTTAGATTTTGACGACGTAAAAAAAGGATTGGCAGATTATGCAGCAGCGTACGGAAATTTGGTTAAAGCCCAAGTTAAAGACATAACAGAAAATTTCCAAGAGGGTTTGGAGGGTATGCAAAAGAAAATAAAACCGTTAACAATCCCGGTTTCTGTTGGAGATACCCCGACGCCACAAACAGACAATAAGCCCGTAACGACACAGAACCCAACCGTAACGCCAAGGGGTAAAAGCGATGCGGGAAAGGCAGCAGAACAACAAGCAAAGCAAATTGAAGCGGCTTATAAAAAGAATTTGGAGGCAACCCGGAAATTGCAGGATGCACAATTGCAGTTGGAAACCGACGAATGGGCAAAGCGTAGGCAGCAAACGCAATATCAGTATTCCCGACAGATTGAGGATTTGCAACACCAATTACAGACCGAAAAGGATTTGAACGAAACCGGACGGCAGGCGATAAACGCAACAATTACGGCGTTAGAACAGCAGCAGACAGAGGCGTTGTTGAAAATAGAGCAAGAACGGCAGTTGCAAGAATTGGCATTGCAGAAAGAAAGCATTGAATTACGTTTGCAAGCGGTTAAGCAGGGAAGCGAGCAGGAACGACAATTGCGTATGCAGTTGTTAGAGAATGAAAGACAAACCGCATTATTACAGAACCAACAGAAACCGACCGGGCAACAGCAGGACGCCGGGGCGATTAATGCAAGTTTTGACGCAAAGGGAGCCGGAATTGCGGACGAATATTTGCAAGCGCAATTACAGATATTCGACCAACAACAAGCGTTGGCACAATCGGAGTTTGATTTGTTGAGAAATTCAGAAGCCCGGAAAACTCAATTTCGTTTGCAAGCAGAAAAGGAACGTTTGCAAAAGGTTTTAGAATTAAATCAGCAAGCCGCCAATAAATTGTCTGATGTTGAGGTACAAACAATTCAAAACACTATTAAAAAAATAGACCAAGAAATTGAGCAATCCAAAGGGGAGGAACGAGGAACAGACATTTACGGTTTGTTTGGGCTTAATTTGGACGACGACCAAAAAGAGGCAATTAATACGTCTATGCAATACGCATTGGATGCGTTAAATACATTCACAGCGGCACGTGTTGCCGCAGCAGATGCAGCCGTTGAGCAAGCGGATAAAGAGGTTTCCGCCGCACAATCGGCGTTGGATGCAGAATTGGAAGCAAGGGCAAACGGGTACGCCAATAATGTTGTACAAGCGCAAAAGGAGTTGGATTTAGCAAAGAAAAACCAAGAAAAAGCGTTGAAAGAACAACAGAAAGCGCAAAAACAGCAGGCAGCAATACAAACATTGCAGCAAATCGGAAACATGGTAACAGCAACGGCGTTGATTTGGTCGCAATTAGGTTTCCCGTTTGCAATACCTGCAATTGCCGTAATGTGGGCGAGTTTTGCAGCGTCTAAAATCAAGGCGGCGCAATTGGCAAAACAGACCGGAGGAACCGGAGGAACGGAAACATACGGCGACGGTACCGTTGAACTTTTGGAGGGCGGTTCGCACCAAAGCGGAAATGATATTGATTTAGGAACGAAACCGGACGGAACCCGCCGACGTGCCGAGGGAGGCGAATTTTTCGCCGTGATAAATAAACGAAGTTCACGCCGTTTCAGAAAGATAATACCGGACGTTATCAATTCGCTAAACAATGGTACGTTTGCACATAAGTATTTAAAATCCTATTCAGACGGCGACGGTTTGACGTTAAACGTTACCGGACAAAGCCCGGATTTACGCAATTTGTCGGATGATGTAAGGGAAATTAAGGAACAGAACCGACGACGGGTTTACGTGGATGGCGACGGAAATACGATTGAAAGTTACAAGAATTTGAAACGTAAAATAAAAAGACTATGACACCAAAATATAGATTCTTTTTGCAGATAGGGGAGGACGGAACCAAACAAACCGTCCGCCCCAATTATAAGGATGATTTAACGTTGGATTATGAGTTGGAAACAAATCAAAGGTTTTACCGGGCTAAATTGTCCGGTAAAATAAACTTTGTCCGTGCTGATTACGATATTATCAATGACGCCCCGTTTGATTCTGAATTTTTCCTATATATCGAAAAAAGCGATGATTGGGGACAAACATACAATCAATACTATAAAGCAAAGTTTATGAAAACGGATTGTACGTTTAATGATGATGATAAATTGGTTACGGTACAGCCGGAAACAATAGACCAATACAACGACGTTTTGGCAGGATTGGAAAAGGAATACAATTTAATTGAGTTGGCCCCACAAATCGAATTTCTTACAATAAGAAAACGCCCATTGATACAAATATACGTTCCCGGAGATAGTATTGTTTCGTGCTTTTTGGGCGGCACGAATTGGGAACAAGACGCAAACGCCACGACTGACCAAAACGCATTAATACAAACCTATCATTTTGCACTATGTAATATTTTGAAAGAAATACAAATTACGTCGCAAGGCTCCCCGGCGGTAATATCCGGGCTTTATACCGGGCGAATGGCGACGGGTGCAAGTGCGAATAATTTCGAGGGGAAATTATACCCAGAATTAAACGTAAATTATTATATCTATATTTCGCAACAAAGAATTGACGGTTTACCGTTTGGGGCTGTTATAGTCGAGATACGCAAACGCTCCGATGATACGGCAATGTTTCGTTACTCTAAGTCTACAACGTCGCCTTTTGATACGTTGGAGTTTGATTTAACCGCTGTTGAGGGTTCCGGCGCAACGGGTACGATGCACGCCGATATGAAAAGTTATAATATATATGCCCGGTATTTGTGCGACGTGGAGAAAATCGACGACCTTAATACATATCCATTGCCCGCCGATGACATAGTTGATAATAACCGTAATTATAGGCGTGCGATTGGTTACGCAATCGACGTGGCGTTTATTTCAAACAACTTTTCAGATACCCCGACCGAGTGGGGATTAGCGGACAACGGAAAGTATTTTGCGCCGCCTTATTCCATATATGGACAAACGTTTTATCCAATCGCCCGGTCAACGTGGCGTTATGCGTCGTTATGGTTTGGGTTTTATCTGATGGATTGGTTATTAGAGGAAAAAGCCCGAAAAGCATATACTTTGCGTGATGCGTTTACATTGTCGTCATGTATCAATGTGCTATTAAAAGAATTTGCGCCCGGAATAACGCATGAAGCGACGCCGGAATACAGCCAATTTCTTTATAACAAAAACAATCCTATTTCCGGGCGGTCATTTAAGTTGCTAATAAGTCAGAAAAGTAATATCATTAATGGCGAATATAAAACCCCGGCGCAAAAAGCCCCGATTACATTACAACAGATTATGACGATGTTACGGGATATTTACAAATGTTATTGGTATATTGAGGACGGAAAATTTAAAATTGAACAGGTAAGTTGGTTTAGAAATGGCGGTTCGTATGGATATAACCCGATTATTGATTATGATTTAACACAATTAGAAAACGTTAGGAACGGCAAAAAATTAGCTTTTGAAACGTCTGAATATTCATTTGACAAAGTAGAAATGCCGGAACGTTATCAATTTGAGTGGATGGATGATGTAACAACACCATTTGAGGGTTTACCAATAGAAATTACGTCCAAATATGTAACAGCCGGGAAAATTGAAGAAATTAACATATCAAATTTTACGTCTGACATAGATTTGATGTTGTTAAACCCCGGTGCAATTAGTTCCGATGGATTCGCATTGTTTGCAGCAGTTACGCCGTCCGGCGGCGGACAATTGGAATTGCCTTTCACAAGACAAACCGTTGATGGCGTAGAATATTTTTTGCAAAATGGATATTTAGCGTTTATCAATATACAACCGACATATTGGGTTTATGATATGCCCGCACGGAATTTCAAAATAAATAATTCCCCATATTATGCTATGGGAGGATTGGAACGTAAAAAGAAACAAACATTGAATTTCCCGGCAGGAACCACAGACCCAAACCCGATGCTGTTAGTTAAAACATATATCGGTAACGGTCAAGTTGATAAACTTTCAGTAAATTTGTGTAGTCGAAACATTAAAGCAACGTTGAAATATGATACAGAATAACAATATAAGCGTTTTACCGTGGTACACGTCAATAAATGAACAGAACCACCGTAAAAGTTACGCATACGGGCAAATATACCCATTGTTCGCACCGGCTGATAGATTATTGCCGTTTCAGATAATAAGAAATACCCGTTCAAATTCTGTTACGTCTGTTATTCTATATGATAAAACCGGAAAACAAATTGCAAATATAACAACATACATGAGGGAAACCGGATTGCGAGTTGTCCGGTTTCAGTCGTTGGGATATGATGTAATATTATACCCGGCAATATTACCCATGCCGTTAAATCAGTTTGACGGAATTTATTATTTGCGGTTATCTGATGGCGTACAAACGTGGTATTCAGAAATGTTTACCGTCGTACAAGATGTTTCCGGGTACCTTAAAATTGAATGGTGGGACATGGAAAATTTGGTATTTGATGCCGGACAAATAGTATATAAAAACCCGGATTTCAAAAATACGTTGTACCTTTGTACAGAGTTGGGAAAGCCGGATTATGAATTTGAAGAGGATGGCGAAGAACGGGACGGGTATTTTTTTCCGGAAAAACAAATATCAGTCAAAACGTTTAAATGTACGATATTGGCACCGGAATTTCTTTGCGACGTTATGCGTTTTATCCGTATGGCAGATTACATTCATATAACGGATAAATACGGCAGGGAATACGATTGCGACACGTTTTTAATTACCCCAAAATGGCAAACGCAGGGAGATTTGGCAAGCGTAGAAATTGAGTTTAAAACTAATACCGTAGTCAAGAAAATAGGACGTGGCTATAATATAACAGCTAACAAAGGAGATTTTAATGGCGATTTCAATAATGATTTTGACAACAATTAAATTAATTAGATTATGGGAAATTACGAACAACTAAAACAAGCGGTTTCAGATGTTATTAAAACAAATGGGAACCAAGAAATTACCGGAGCAATACTGCAAAACACTTTATTGAGTATTATTTCAACGGTTGGATATAATGCAACTTTTGCAGGAATTGCAACACCCAAAACAAATCCGGGTACACCCGACCAAAACGTGTTTTATATCGCAGGGACAAATGGAGTATATTCTAATTTTAATGCAATAGAATTAAACAACGAAATAGCTATATTGACAAATAAGGGCGGAAAGTGGGTAAAATTAGAAACAAATATTGCGTCAACGGAAAAAATAAATTTATTGGAAAAAGAAGGACGTGAAATAACTTTAGTTGATGATTTAAAAAACACAAATAAAAGTCTAAAAACAGATGGAACACTAAAAGACGCCGGAGGTTGGTTT